CCGACAATATGGACTTATTCCTTGAGAATATCGGTACCCTTCTTGTAAATTTGGTGGAATTCGTAATTCAGGCCTTACCACAGCTCATTGTAGACCTCGGACAACTGGGCGCAAAAGTCGTTACGGATATTTTACCTACAATTCTTACTGCCATAGGCGAGGCCGTCGCTTCAATGATTTTGAAAGTGTCCGACGGTATATCAGATAAAATGATAGACCTGAAAAACAAGGCTTCTGAGTTTTTCGGTAAGATCCCGGAGGCGCTCATGGAGGGGCTTGCGTACCTTGCCGTGAAAATCGGTGAATTCGCGGGCGACGCGATAGACTTTTTCAAGTCCGGGTTCGAGAAGATCAAAGAAACGGGTAAAAATATCGTTTTAGGCCTTTGGAACGGAATACAGGACGCTAAAGACTGGATAATTGAGAAAATAAAGGGCTTTTCAAGTGATGTTTTGTCAGGAATAAAGAGCTTTTTTGGTATTTCGTCTCCGTCAAAGAAAACGGCCGTTTTCGGTAAATTCTTGGCTGAGGGTTTGGCCGTCGGTGTAGAGGACGAAGCGCCGGCCGCGTTCAAGGATATTCAAAGCGCACTTGACAAGGGAATGGACACAATAGACCTAGATCCGTTAAAGGTGGACACTATAGGTGTTGCTGATGTACAATCTAAAGTGAGCGGAACGTATGACGTACAGAACAGCCGCATAAACGACCTCATAGAAATTGTGCGCGATTTCATGCGACAGGGACAGGAAATAGTTATTCCTGTATACATTGCCGGAAAACAGGTTGACGAGATCCTTGTAAACGGCAAGAATAGGATCACGACGAGATCAGGAGGAATGGTAAATGTATGATTTATTGTCGATAAACGGCGTAGACTTGCCCGACGTAATGCCGGGCAAGGGCGATATTACTGTTCAACCGAACCCGAAATACAATGAGCACGACGTGGAAAGCGGCGAGAAAGTCATAGACGTTATTGACGAGACAGAGACGATGATAATGGGTAGCGTATCTTATAACGGCCTATTAGCGGCTCAGGTAAGCGCCATAAACAGCATTGTAAGGACTGTTTCGACTATGACTATATACAACCCATTGACGGGCAGTGTTCGCACGTTTAAGGCGCTTATAGTGCGACAGCCTCTTACACGGCTTATTCATGACGGTGTAGCGAACGCGTGGAGCTTTTCTTTCGATTTTGAGGAAATAGGGGGCGTATCATGAGTATAGCGACCACACAGGCCTATAAAAACATGATGGAAGGGCACGAGATACACAGCCGGATCGTGCTTACTATTGAGGACGGGCGAAATACTTTGACGCTTGCAGACAAGGACGTTGTACGTGACAGTCTTTCTATAAACTGGAGAAGCACAAACAACGGTGACTTTTCTCTAGGGACGTGTTACGCGGCGTCCTTGTCATTTACGGCCTTGCAAGGCATGGACGATCAGTTGACGGGCGACGTGCTTACACTTACCCCAACGGTGTATTATGACACGCTTAACGGCGCAGAACAGGCTATACCGCTGGGCGTGTTTGAGTGTGAGAACCCCATAATGTACACGAGAACGACCGCCTACGAGTGTTATGACAAAATGTTGCACTTTGACAAAAAAGTCACCGACAGGGTATCAGGAACGCCGTTTAACATGCTTGCGTTCATTTGTGAGCAATGCGGCGTTGTACTGGGTAATACGTCTCAGGAAATCGCGCGCATGTGCAATTCTACGCATGTAGTCGTTTTGGATCCGTTGGACGTGGAAACGTACCGCGACGGCCTTGTTATGATAAGTGCGTTGCTAGGTTGTTATTGTCAGATGGGGCGTGACGGCAAGTTTTATTTGCGCCGGTTCCACACTACACCCGACTTGTTTATTATCAAGCGCCGGCGTATCAGTACGGCTTTTATGGGTTACGAAACGCGTATTGCGGGCGTCAAGTGCCGTTTCCTTGCGGAACAGAATTACTCGCCGTATGAGTACATTACAGAAAACCCGGGGCTTGTTGTTGACTTGGGCGACATTCCCATTATTGAGGATAACCCGGACGGCAAGTATGCACTGTTAGAGGCCTTGTATGAGGATATAAAAGACATTGCGTATTACCCGTGTGAGATCAACATGGTGGGAGATCCGTCTATTGAAGTGGGCGACATGGTAACGACACTAGACAGGACAGGCCGGGAAAAGAATTTACTTTTAACGTCTGTAACATGGAACTGGAGATCCGACGCAACAATAACGTCTGAGGGCGGGGATCCTAAAAAAGACAAGGTAACAACGGCCGAAAAGAGGGCGCAGAAACAGGCTGAGAAACAGGCTGAGAACGCAAAAGTAGTAACGGCTACTTACGTGAACGCCGACACAATAGAGATCGACGACACGGAAGAAAAAGACATTACGCTTTTGCGGTTCGTAACGAATAGGGACTTGACGGCCATTTTCGGGGCTGAGATCCCGGTATATAGTGACGGCGAGGGTTACATTAAGATCACGTACAGTGACGGCGGAATAGAGGGCGACGTTGTGAGGTACCGGCTGCACGCCGGCTATAACCTTGTGACGCTGGTAAACCATTTGCACTACGACGCAAACCGCATTGTGCATTTATTCTTAATGGCTGAGACTGAGGGTATAGGCACAGGAACGGCGCCGACGGTTAGTATTGAACGTGATACAATTCGTTCGTATATCTTCGCTCAGGGAATGGAAACAGAGGCACCGTGGGACGGTATTATATCTCTTATGGACGACGTACCGTATGCTGTTACTATGCTGGGTATGCAAGCGCTTACAGACATGGTTACATTGCGCACGGAGTACCCGTTGTCGAACGTACTAGCCGACGCACTAGACGAATTCGCAATGCGTATGCAAGCGGGCGTATTGAGTGATACAATGATATTAGAGCTACATTATCACGACGATATAAACTATTGCGGCGAGGGCTACTACGCCGGCACGGAGGGCGTGCTATTATGACGACTTACGGCGCAAGACAGAGTATATACAAGGTAGAACAGGCTCAGGACACGCTTATAGTATCGTTCTCGGTTTATGGGCGTGTCGTATCTGAGGAAAGGGCAGAACGGCGACTAAGCAACAAAGAGCTTTACGACTTGCTTGTTGTCAATGCTCAAGAGTACAAGGAGGCAGATCATGAATAACCCGTATATTTCCTATTCGTGGTTAGATAGAAGAAGCGAATTCCCGACGCGCAGACAGATCACTAGCACGTCGGATCCTACAGACGTGAAACAGGTGTACGTGTCACGCGACGAAGGCGACATTACAGAACAGGGCACGCCGTACACGGCAGAACGCATGAATTCACTTGAAAGCCGTATAAATGCGGCGTTTGCGGCGCTTGCACCTAGTGCGTTTGTCGAGGTAAGCGGAACGCTAACTGCCGGGAATACAACGATCACATTACAGAGTGCGGCCATTACAACAGAAAGCACTATTGAGTGTTTCGCAAGCGTGGACGGTATAGACGATCCTCAGAAAGTAGTTGCGGCCGGAAGTGTAACGCTTACGTTTCCCGAAGCGTTTGACACAGACATAGGCGTGAAAGTGCGGGTGTGGTAATTATGGCGTGGTTTAGAATAGGCGGCGGCGCTGGTATCTCAGCGGCCTTGAAAGCGGCAATGAACGCCGTATTAAATAAGAAATTCAGTACGTCTCAGGACTACGCCCCGGAAACGTGGCCGGACGATGTAAACTTGCTAGGCGCATTAGAGGAAAAAACCGTTTCGGGGAGTATCGTCACGTTTTCAGACGGCGCGGACGATGTGCCACTAAAATCGTGTGCCGTGACTATTCCACCGAACCTTGACGGCGTTTCTAGTGTGTACGTGGTGCAGACAGGGAAAAACCTTGTAAATATTCCCGACAGTGCCGAAATCACACGAAATCAGTTAATTTCAAATGTTGTACCGTTGCTTGATGATTTCTTGAATGGGAAAAAGGGGAACTATACAATCAGCGCAAAGACAGCGGAAACGGTCGAAAATGCGAACTTTATAACTATTCGTATCAATTACACAGATAGCACATATTCGTCAAACGTCTACATATATAGAGGCAGCACCCACGAAAGTGGAGGAATTACAGGGACATTTTCGATTTCAAGTGACCCAACAAAAACGATAGACAGAGTTTCTTTTGGCGGCAATACAGGAACGGCAAAATGTGCGGTATCAGAATGGCAAATTGAAGCTAATGCACAAGCAACCGCCTATGAACCTTATGTTACACCCACAACCCACACGGCGAACCTCGGGCGCACGATTTACGGCGGTTTGGTGGACGTGGAGAACGGCACAGGGACAGACGAAAACGGAAACGATTTCACGTTTACCCCTGTTCCGATTATTTCACGGCTAGGAGATAATACTCTATGGAGTGATGATGGGGATTTGTCCGTGGTCTATCGGTCTGGCGGAACACAAACAATCATACAGCCTACTTTGATTAGTAAGACGATCACGGCGAACGGAACTTATAGCGCAGAAGATGATGGTGCAGATGGTTATGATGAAGTGACGGTCAATGTGTCCGGCGGTGGTGGAAACACGCCACAGGCAACGCAGACGATGATTTGTGATAATTCTTCACTCGGATCTACTCTGACGTTTACGGACGATTACGAGAATTACGACTTGATAAAGTTTGTGGTGTATCGTTCCGACATAGGAAATCAGTTTACGTTCTACATGACGCCCGCTATGATAAACGCTATGGGGCAGTATTCAAGCAACCGTATCAATTTTAACCAGCCGTACGGCAACAATTTTGTGTGCTACACAAAAACGAGCAATACGGCATGGACTAGGTACGGTGTAAGAAACCTAGCTGTAAAATACGTTTACGGCTTGACGTTCACGAATTGCACGGTCACGGAAACAGAATTGTACAACAGGCAAGGAATAGGGAGTAGTAATGTTACATTTACGCCGCCAACGGGCGAAACATTCTTTGATTATGATTATATTCTGCTTGCTACTTGCACCGGCAACAGCGACGAGACGCAAGTAAACCTTGAGGTATTCCAGCCGGACATTGAAAAGGACATTTTCGGAAGTGACAATGCCGACGAAAACTCAGTGCGTGTGTATAAATACAATCAAGGCGGAACATTCGTAACGGTGACAGAGAATACGATAACATCGTTTTCGTACTTCTACGCATGCGGGTTAAAGCTAAGTTATAACCAACAGAATTTACTAAGCGGGTTTAACTCGAATAGTGAACAGGGTGAACAGGAAAACGAGATAGAAAACGAGATAAACGAGTTAGAACAGGAGGAAAGTGAGACATGAACCTAAGCGAAAGAATTGTACAGGCGTATTTACAGGGGCGCAGAATTCCACTTGAGGGACGCGCTAAGCTGGTAATTAAGGACGTGCACACGGGCAAAGTGCAGATCATTGAGAAGCACAACCTTGTGACTAAGGCGGTGGCCGACGTTCTGAGTAAGAATTATTGCGGCCTTTCCCGGTTCGCAAGTTTGCAACCGCTCAAGTCGCTGTTCTCGGGGTGCCTTTTGTTTCAGAACGCTATTACTGAGGATCCCGACAATTACAACCCGCCGTCTGAGGACGTGAACCCGCTCATAGCGCATGCGTCACAGGTACCCAACGACACGGCCTCATTGTTGCGTGGAAATCCTATTGTTTCCGATATTGTCGAAACAGACACGAGTGTTCGCTGGGCGTTTTCGTGGGACACGTCTCACGGCAACGGTACAATACGGTCAATTTGCTTAGTGCCGGACGTGCTGGGCTCAATGGGCTTGAAACCGTTCAATGCGGCTTATAACCCCGTTTCCTCTTTTGGTAACGATCAGGAATACAACAATGCATGGAGTGAGGATATAAGCAAGCAGTACCCGTTCACAATCGACGAGGACGGCAAGACAGCAAAAACAATCTACATAGACGGGGCGACGTTTAAGGAATATACGATCCGGCACGACTATTTAGCGTTCGGGATCATGAGAGATAGCCGGACGTGGCAGGACGTTTCAACACGCACGGCGTCGGTAAGAACAGGTAACAACCGTTTTATTTTTGACGACGACAACTACTACTATGTAGCACGCGCCACAAGTGCAACAACTTTACAGGTTGATAAGGTATCTAAAACCGACATGAGCGTAACACAGGCAGACTGCACGTTCTCGGGCGTTTCCTTGTACACCGGCACAATAAGCGGAAAGCCGCTCAACTGGAGAACGTTTGCTTACGACGGCACGTACTTGTATTATCCGAACGCCGCAGGTACCGGGTTCTTGAAGCTCAATATTACAGACAACAACGATGTAACAGCGCTTGACGGTGAAATCGTTATTGACAAGGGAAATGTGTCTATGCCTAGAGGGGACGCAGATCAATTCGCAACGCCTCTTGTAATTTCACCCGGGCTTATTCTCGGTAATAACTACATTATCAACGGCGACACGGTATATCAGATCAAAAGAACCAACGCTATAGGACTGCAGCCGAACTATAATTATGATGATGTATCGTACCTTGACTTGATAAGATCCGGCGCGGCGTGTTATGGCAATGCGAAACAGACTTTCTACAACGGCTACTGGTCGGGGCAGTCAAACGTTCTTG